CCCCTTTCGGGGTAAACTAGCCAAAGTGAGCTCAAGTTATCTATTAACGGAGGTTTAGCGATATGAATCGCAAACAAGAGAACGCTCTATGGAGACATGCCAAGTCTTTCGGTTTACCGAATTCATTGGTTGTGCCACTCGTGAACGATTTCCTTAAATGGGAAAACAGTTCTGGAATGGAATTCGCTATCGGTCGCTTTAAGGCGATGAAAACGAATCTTCTCCGTGTTGTTGCCGGACTTGAACCCGTATGGGAACAAGGACAATATCCCACGAGAGGTATTTCGTGGTACAAGGGCTTAGTTAATAAGTCCTTGAATGATAGAGTTTGGCTTTCAAAGGCTCTCTCTCTATTGAACATATATACGGTTTGCTACTTACCCTCGGTATCGACTCTTCAAATGAAGAAGTTTCTATCAGGAGTAGGTGCAGCGCCAAGCTACAGAGGATCCGCCAAGTTTGAAGGCAGATTACTTACAGCGGCGTCAGGTCTTCCCAGACCACCGGCGTTGAAGCCGGCCCGTTGGATCATGGATAAACCATGGTCTAGTTCTAGACGCACCCCTAGTGTGAAGGTTAACGGAGAAATTGACTACTTCGTTACCCGCAGTGAAATGGGTGGGGTCTATGACTCCATTCTGACACTACTCACTGCTACAAAAGGAGCGGACTTAATCGATATTTGGAATCATTTCCCAAATACTGTTGGCGCCACATTGGGCCAGCTCGATTACTGGCAGAACGCCAGTTTAGTGTCCAATCTTTCGAAGCTAGTTGGTAATGCTAAATTACCACTCATGGGAGGTACTATCAGTTTCATACAAGAAGCTGGTGGTAAATTGCGCTCTGTTGCCAACCCTTACAGGTGGTGGCAGACTGCATTAGACTCTTTGGCGGAAAGTTTACTTTCCTACCTTCCTACTTTACCATGGGATTGTACCCATGACCAATTTAGGGGGATACCTTTTGTTCAGAAATCTTTGAATAGAGGCCAAAAATGGTATAGTGTCGACTTATCGTCGGCCACTGACCATTTCCCACTTGGTTTGCAGGTGGAAGTCTTAAAACAGTTGTATCAAGGTGATCCTCTGGCGTCTGAGTACATCGAGCTTTTTCAACTCGTGTCTAGACTACCTTGGTGGTACCATGATCAACAGGGTGAGCTCCAAACCATTAAGTGGAGCAAGGGACAGCCGTTAGGACTACGTCCTA